AGAGTCGAATAGGTATTTCAGAAAAAAGACATTCAGGAGGCCTAGGAAATCGGCTGAGCACTGGTATAGGCACGGCGACCCTAAGCGCGGAGATGGCTTTAGACGAAATGGTCGTCACCCCCTACAACGACGCCACCAGCCTGGACGCGCTGGTCACTCACCTGGACGCGGTTTCCGGTCCTATCGAACAGCGCCCCGGCGTCGGCTATTACGCCATCGATACCAGCCTGGCCAGCGCCATCACCCTGGCGGGCGGGGTCAACAGCGGCCGCGTGGTGGGGGCGCTGCTGCGCGCCACCCGGTCGCCTTCTTACGAAATTGCCGCGGCCCTGGCGGCGGTACGCGCCTCGGAATCGGACCCGGCCCGGCCACTCAACTACCTGACGCTGCCGGGGATCGCCGCGCCGGTGGTGGGCCAGCGACTGACGAGACAGGAGCAGGAGAGCGCGCTGGCCAACGGTGTGGCGCCCTTGCAGGTGGATTCCGCCGGCAACGTCCAGATCGTGCGCCTGGTCACCACCTACACCCAGAACGCCGCCGGCGTCCCGGACCCGAGTCTGCTGGATGTGAACACCATCGACATCCTGGACTACACCCGCCGGTCGGTGCGGGAGCGGCTGCTGCTGCGCTTCCCCCGGGCGAAACTCTCCACCAAGACCCCGCCCCGGGTGCGGGCCGAAGTGCTGGATGTGCTGCGCAAGCTGGAGGCGCTGGAGATCCTGGAAAACGTCGAGGTCAACAAGACCGGCGTCATCACCGAGCGCGACAGCCAGGACGCCAACCGCCTCAACATCCGCATCCCGGCCGACGTGGTCAACGGCCTGCACGTGATCGCCGGCCGGATCGATCTGATTCTGTAGGGGCGGATTTGGTAGGGGCGGGTTTCAAACCCGCCCCTACGCACACCCTTTACTTGCGACAGAGGAGCTTAGTTTATGGACGAATACATTAGCAGGGTCACCCTGATCGTCAACGGCGAGGAGATCGAGGATTTCAGCGCCTTCGAGGAAGACGAGCGCGAACTGAAGAAGACGGTCAAACTGATGAACAAGACCGGCGTGCTGGCCGTCAAGCCCAGATACGGCTTTTCGCTGGATTACGTGGTTCCCAAGTCGGGCGCGTTCGACTTCGCGGACGTGGAAGACGGCACGGCCTCGGTCGAGTTCGAAAACGGCGACCGCGTCACCTTCGGCGGCGTGGAATGCCTGAAGATCGGCAAGGCCAAATACGACGGCGACAAGGAAACCACCAAGACCATTGATTTCGCCGCCGCGACCAGGTCGGAGGAGTGAGACGGATGATTACCCACAAGGGAACATTGCCGATCGGCATTGAATACGAGGGTTCAAAGCACCGGGAATACGAGTTCAGGGCGCGCAAGGTGCGGGACAGCATTGAGGCGGAAGAGGAAAATTCGGGGGTGTCGGACTCGAGAATGGGTCTGGCGATCATTGCAAAGCAGATCGTCGCCCTGGGCACAATCCCCAGGGAGGCGATTACATCCGACCTGCTGCTGGATATGTACGACGAGGATCTGAAGGAATTTCAGCGCGCGGACCGGGAGGTGTCCGCGCGACTGACTACGTTTTTTGAACAACGCGGCCGCGCGAAACGGGAGAATGCTGGCGCTCGCGCTGCTGAAACTGGGGATAAGTTACCACGAGGCGATTGACATGCCCGAAGTTGAGGCCGTGGCCTGGCTTGACACCTACGCCGATGCCAGGAATGGGGATGGGGAAAAACGCCGCTTCAAGGTAAGGCGCGGGAAGAATGAACAGTCCCGGACCAACCGCGGACGACGGCAATGACCCACAACAGGCATCCCGCCAGGGGGCCGGACCAGATCCAGCCGCTATCCGTAAGGCTCAGATACGCAAGCAGCGGCCACTCAAGCAGACAACCGCCGGCGGCCGACACCAACATCCCGGCCAGGAAGATCAGAAACATGATGAAACGGAAAGCAGTGACATATCTGACCAGCAGAAGAAACAGCGCGGCGCCGATGACCATGCCCGCATAGGATGCAATCATGTCGTCCCAAACCATGAATTTAGCCCTCCAACTTACCGCCGTCGACATGCTGTCGGGGATCGTGAGCCGCGCCCGCGATCACATCAAAAGTCTAGGGGCGGCTGGCAAAGATGTCAAGCGGGACTTCGACGACATGACCCGCAACGTCACCGCCGGCCTGAAGAGCATCGCCGTGTCGGCCTATGCCCTGAACAAAATCAAACCGGGAGTGGCGCTGGCCGCCGATCTGCAGGAGGCAATGCTGAAGGTCAAGGCCAACCTCGGGAGCGGCGCGGCAAACGCGCGGGAGCTGAATGAACAGTTGAGCCAGGTCAGGAAAACCGCCGTGGATATCTCCGCCAACGCGCCGTTTTCCGCCACTGAGGTGGTGGAAATTGAAAACGCCCTGCTGAAGGCCGGTCTTTCCATGAAGGACGTTATGGGCAAAGGAGGCGCGGCCTTCGCGGCAACCGCGCTCGCTTCGCTGACTGGAGAAGCACCGGCCATGATCGGTGATTCCATGGCCCGCATCGGTTCCCAGTTCAAGCTGCAGGGCAGCGGCTACGGAGATCTGGCCGACTGGATCGTGAGGGTGGACGACGCCAGCGCCACCAGCGTTCCGGAGCTGATCTACGGCCTGCGCATGGCCGGCAGCAACGCCAAGGCCCTGGGCATATCGGCCAAGGATTCACTGACCACCCTGGGCGCCCTGGCGCCCCTGGGAGAACGGGCCGGATCGTCATTCAACAACATGCTGATCGGTATGCTGGGCATGAACAAACAGCAGCGGGAACTGATGAAGGCCCACAACCTGAACTTCTTCGACCAGGGTAAATTCATCGGGATGGAACAGGCCACCGATCTGATCCGGAAACGCTTCGGCGGCATCAAGAACGACCAGGAGCGGCTGACGGTCCTGATGAAGATCTTCGGCGAGGAAGGGGGGCGCGCGGCTAATACGTTAATCAGCGCGGACAAGGGGTTTCGCGAGATCGAACAGTCCGCCAACGGAGCTTACTCCATCCAGAAGAAGATGGGCGTATGGGGCGAAGGTTTCAACGCTTCGCTCAAAAAGCTCGCCGGGACGGCCAAGACCACGCTGGCGAATATCTTTGACCCGCTGCTGGCGCCGCTCACTATGGTATCCGATCTCCTGAATAAAATCGTGGGCAAAATAGGTGACCTGGCCGGCGAGCATCCGACGGCCGCGGGTGTTGTTTCCGGCGGTCTGGGGCTGGGCGCGATCGTGGCGGGCGGCTACGGCCTGTCTCGGCTGGGACGCGGCGCCTTAGCCGGGTCCAGGGTTCTGAAGGGTATCGGCGGCATCGGCGGCCTGATCCGGGGGATCGGCGGCACCGCCATGGGCGTCGCCGAAGGCAAGGCGGTCCAGGCCGCCACCGGCGTCACGCCCGTGTTCGTCACCAACTGGCCGGGCAACCTGGGCAGGGGCAACCTGGGCAGGGACGCCACGGCTACGGTAGCCGAGACGGTAGCGGCCGGCGGCGGGCTCAAAGCAGCCGGCAAGATCCTTCCCTGGCTGAAAGGCGCCGGTAACGCCGCGGCCATGGGCATGGCTGGCGAACTGGCTGCGGTCGGCGCGGCCGGTGTGGGCGGCTTCGCGCTGGGCAAGTGGTTCGAGAAGCGCTACATCAAGGGCGCCATCGGCGAGGGAATCTATGATCTCTTTCATCCGGACCAGCGCGCCGGCGTCTACGATCTCTTCCACCCGTCCGCGCGAACCCCTGGAGAGAAAATCGATTTCAAGAATGCCCTTAAAAACGACATCAAGATCGATATCAAGATCGACGGCAACGGCCGGATTGTCACCAGCAGCAACGGCATGAACAACCATGTGGACACCCAGAAGCGCGGCAGTTTCTTCGACATGCTGAACTGGTCCAAAGCGATGTAACAGAGTCCATGGAGTCCGGGAGTCTGTAGAGTCATTTTGACTCCATAGACCCAATAGACTCCATAGACTCAATGACTCCATGACATGACTTTATACGACGCCTTCATAGACGATATCCCCCTGGAGATCGAGACCATCGACGACTCGTTCGAGGTGGCCATCGGCCGTCATGAACTTCCCAACCGCGACGGCGCGCTGCTGGAGAACATGGGGCAGAAGGCGCGCACCGTCTCCATCCGCTGCTATTTCTGGGACAGCGGCGCCCACGCCACCTATAACGACCATATCGCGCTGGTCAATCATCTTCAGGACCGGGAGCTGTTCACCCTGGTGCATCCCCGGTACGGCGCCATGGAGGGGATGGTGGAGCGGGTGCGGGTACGGGCCGACGACCGGGAGCTGACCGCCGAGGTGGATCTCGATTTCGTCGAGAACCTGCGCCAGGATATCTCCGAGGTGGAATACGAGGATGTTGAGGACGCCGCCGATCAGGCGGTGATCAACGCTCAGGAGGAGCTGATAGATGACGTGGAGGACGAGGCGTCAGACGAGCTGGGGGCCGAGGCCCCCGGCATCTGCGACCAGGTCCTGGACGAGACCAAAACCGTGCTGGAACAGTATCGCGGTGTCAGCCGCAAGGCCCGGCTCTGGCTGAAGAAAGTCAGTCACGCCGTAGGTGTGTTCGAGGCCGTGCTCACCGAGGTGACCCAGCCGGCCAACAGCCTGATCGCCACCATTACCTTCACCGCCAATCTGCCCGGCCGGGTGATCGGCGCCATCGCAAAAATGGTGGACCGCTATGTCGCGCTCTACCAGACTACGGTTACTACGCCCAGCCGGTTCATCCGCAACCTGCGCGCGGCGATTGATACGCTGATCGCCGCCAACGATTTTACCCCCGCCATGGCGCGGCGGGTGCGCATCGCGGCGGCCGTCCAGGGCGGGGCGGCCGTGGCGGCGTACTATGCCGACGACGAGACCGAGCGCCAAAAACTGCGCCGGCTGGAGGGACAAAAGACCTTTGACAACCTGGGCCGCTATCTCAACCCGGAAATCCCCGAGCCGGTCTACACGGTGAACGAGCTGGAGGCGTCACTCTATGAAACCCGGGAGATGGTCCAACAGGCCCTGGATCCGGACGGCGGCCGCAAGGTTGACAGCCTCAAGGCGCTCGCCCGGTCTCTGGTCGACCACGTCAGCCGGATCAAACTGGAACGGGAGAAGATCGTCACCGTCACCCTGGACAATCCCATGCCGCTGCACCTGGTCTGCCTCCGCTACGGCCTTGATTACCACTACGCCGACCGCATCGTGTCCATCAACAGCATTCCCCGGCCGAACGCCGCCGGGGGGAACATCAGAATCTATACCGGCGGAGGCACCGCATGACCCTTTCTACTCCACCCGGGGATAGCGTCAGCCTTCAGATCGGCAACCAGCGGATCGATAACTTCGAGAGCTACGACATCGAGGCCGACCTCTACCAGGCGGCGGACAAGTTCAGCCTGGGATTGTCCAATCCCGAGGCGCCCGTTAAGCCCGGCATGCGCTGCAAGCTGTACGTCAACGACCGGCTGGAGCTGACCGGCCTGATCGACCGGGTCTCCAGGAAATACGACAAGAACGGCAAGACCTTGTCGGTGGAGGGGCGGGATCTGATAGGGCTCCTGGTGGACTCGCACTGCGAAACCTTCTGTACCGTCCAGGGCAAGACGGTCAAGCAGCTGGCGGAGATGCTGCTCAAGACCGTCCCCTACATCCAGAGATCTCAGGTCATCTACCAGCAAAACGTAGTGGGCAAACTGAAGGGGAAGAAGAAAAGCGTGACCACCCCCTTGGTGGGCTTCATGGACACGCCCCAGAAGTTCAGCCAGATCGAACCGGGCATGAGTGTGTTCGAGGTCCTTGCCGTCTACGCGGCGTCACGTGGCCTGATGTTCTTCGCCCTGCCTGACGGCACGCTGGTATTCGGCAAGCCGAAACAGAGCGGCGAGGCGTTGTTCAGCATCACCTCTCGCCTCGACGGCCGGGGCAACAACGTGGAGAGCGGCGAGGAATCGGACGACATCTCGAAACGTTACAGCAAGATCACGGTGGTTTCCCAGGTGCAGGGGCTGGAATCCCACGCCGGTGACGCCGGCAAGGTCAATACGAAACAGAGCGTAACCGACGCGGACGTTCCCTTCTACAAGCCGTTCGTCACCAGGGTGAACAACGACAGCCAGACCCCGGCCCTGCACGCCCGGATGCTGCTGGAGAAACAGCGCCACGAGGGCTATAGCCTCTCCTACACCCTGCCGCTGCACGCGCAGAACGGCCGTAACTGGACCATCAACGAGCTCTGCGCGGTCAATGACGAAATGCTGGGCATCCGCAAGACCATGCTGGTCTTCAACCGCCGGTTCCGCCGCACCAAACAGGGGAGCTGGACCGAGATCAAACTCGGCCCGCCCGGCCTGGTAATGGCCAGCTCATGATGTTTTTTCCGCCGGAACGGCACACTGAATTCCCGCCCCTTCAAGGGGAGGGATAGAGAGGGGATGGGAAGATTGATCCGGGGTATCGTGAAAAGCGTCGTTGAAGGGGTGATCAAGCGGTTCTCGGCGTCGGGGCGATCCGACGAGACCATCGACAACCGCGAGTATTTCCAGCACTACGGCTTCACCTCCCGGCCGAAGGCGGGCGCCGAGATCATCATCATCCGCGAGGGGGGACACTTCATCGCCGTCGCTTCCGACGACCGCCGCTACCGCATCTCCCTGGAGGAGGGTGAGATGGCGATCTACGACGACCTGGGGCAGAAGGTACATCTGAAACGCACCGGCATCGAGGTGGAAAGCCCGGTCAGTATTGTCGCCACGGCGCCGCAAGTGACGGTCGTCGCATCTGCCAAAGTCACCATGACAACACCATTGTTGGAGGTGTCCGGCGACATTACGGCCGGAGGCAATATTTCGGACGGCACGCGCAGCATGGGCGCGGACCGCGCCATCTACAACAGCCACACCCATCCGGGCGACTCCGGCGGCACTACCGGACAGCCCAATCAGGAGATGTGATGGATTTCGCGCTCACCCGCAATAGCGGTACCGGTGCCATCGACCAGAGTTTCGATCAGGTGACCAGCATTCTGAACAACATCATCATCTCCCTGTCCATTAAAAGGGGGAGCTGGTGGCACGATCCCACATTCGGCCTGATGGACCGTCCCCGGGCAAAGAATACGGACCAGACCGCCCGGCTGATTCGGCAGGACTATAAACAAGCCCTGCAGTGGCTGCTCGACTCCGGCCGGGCGACGGCAATCGACATACGGACCTGGCGCGACGAAACCAACAAAAACCGGCTGAACATCCTGGTCACCGCCACCCAGGCGGACGGCCGGATCATCAGCTATGAAACCTTTAAAGAGGTCGTTTAAATGGCGTTTACCGTCCCTTCATACGATGAACTGCTGAACTCGATCCTGACCGATTACGTCAACCAGTTTCCCGGCGCGGACATCTCCAAGGGGGCGCTGATCTACGTCAAATCGGCGGCGATCGCGTCGGCCCTCTGGGGGCTCTACCAGCATCAGCAATGGATTGCGAACCAGATCTTCCCGGATTCGGCAACGACTGAATACCTGGAACACCACGCCTATATCCGGGGCCTGGCCCGCAAGGTCAATGAGACCGACGCGGAACTGCTGTCCCGGCTGCTGGATTACATCCGCCGGCCGCCGGCGGGCGGCAACCGCTACGATTACGTCAAGTGGGCGCTGGCATGCGAAAACGTAGCCGCCGCCTGGTGCATCCCCCTCGGCCAGGGGCTCGGCAGCGTGGACCTGGTCATCGTCGCCGATGAAGCCACCGGCAGCGAGATTCCGACCCAGACCCTGCTGGACACGGTCCGGGCCTACATTGACAATCTGCGGCCGGTGACGGCCAAGTACCTGCGCGTGCTGGCGCCGACCATCAAAAGTCAGGACATCACCATGGCGGGAACCGGCGCCGATTACGACGCGGTACAGACCGCGGCGGATGTGGCCGCCTATATGGCCGGACTGATTCCCGGCCAGACGCTGTACGTGAGCCAGTTGACCAACATCGCGGTGGTAAACGGCGCCGATGACGTGACCATCACGCTGCCGGCGGCCAATGTGACGGCCACGTCAACCGAGATCATCAGGGCGGGGGCGATCAGTGTTACATAGCGATGTGCTGCAACTCCTGACGCCGCTGAATCTGGGCGATATCCACGCCGGCGATATGGCGCTGGAAGGGGCCCGGCTCGATGCTGCCTCCGGACGTGATGCAACCCTGCTGGACGAATGTTTTGCCAGCCGCGCCTTCGAACTACTGGAACGCTGGGAGCAGGTCTATGGCTTGCCGGTGGGTCCGGATGATCCCCTTCAGGTGCGCCGGGCCCGGGTGCTCCGGAAAATGCGGGAACTGGGGCGGCTGGATATCCCTTATTTCGTCCAGATGGCTGCGGCTTATGGGTTTGCCATCTGGATCGATGAACTGCACCCGTTCATGGCCGGGTGGGGTTACGCTGGTGAGGAACTGGGGGACGACGACAGTGACTGGTGCTGGCGGGCCATAATTACCGAATCGGATGGCTACTATTTCCGGGCCGGGGAATCCTGCGCCGGTGAATGTCTGTCGTACAGCTATGACCAGATGCTGCTGGATCTGCTGCAGGAACTGAAACCGGCGGACACCTTTGTTGAAGTAGTAGACGCATCCTAGGGAGACTTTATGATCCGAATCGATACAGTTGATGGTTTGTTCCGCGAAGGCAACCCGGCGACCGGCGTGAGGGGCACCAAACTTACGGCGGTCTGGCTCAATGCACTGCAGGAGGAGGTCATCGGCGGTGGTGGGGATATTAATACCTATGCCGTTGAGACGACCCTGGATGAGGCCGACGGCGTGGTGTTCGTCTCGGCGGGCGCGGCGCTGCACCTGCCGGCGTATACCACCGTGTCCGCCAAAAAACGATTTGTGGTCAAGAATATCGGCGAGGAAACGATCACAATCAACTGCGCCGACGGCAAGACCATCGACGGCGAGTCGTCGATTACACTCAACACCATCGGTGACCGCTGCACTATTGTCAAAGACGGCACCAACTGGCAGACAATATGATAAGGAGACATCGATGAGAAATTGCCTGATAGCAATCATTTTAGTGTTGGCAACCGCGTTTTCGGCCGTCGCCGGCATCAACAACACCAGCGGTCCGGGGGGAGTATCCTGCAGTGCGTTCAGCAACTTTTCCGGTTGCGCGTCGGCCGCGGCCACAGCCGGCAAAAACCTGATCGTTGACAAGCCGATGGCCGTCAGCACTGATCTGACGGTGACCGGACGGGCTCTGCAGGTCGTACAGGGCGGCAGCCTCGTGGTCGCTTCCGGGAAAACGCTCACGATCAATGGGCCGTTTGAGGCCGGCCTCTATCAGATATTTACCGGCGCGGGTAGCGTGACCGGGCTCAAAAAAGCCTATCCCCAATGGTGGGGCGCCGTAGGCGACGGCGCCCACAACGATCAGCCGGCTATTCAGGCGGCGGTCAAAGCGAGCCGGACGGTGCATATCCCCGCGGGGACCTATTTGATCGATAACGATGGCACGCCGTCGGCCAACGATGGCGTCATTGTCACCTCGTCCGGCACCACAATCACGGGAGACGGATCCACGACGATTCTGAAGCAGTCCAACACCAGCCGGCACATCATCCTGATCCGCAGCTCCGAGACGTTTGTGTCAAACGGCGCGCTGACGGCGGTGCGGGACACGCTCATCCAGGATTTGTATTTCGAAGGTCCAACGACCCGGCAGAGTCCATTGCATGTGGTCAACCTCGAGCTGATGATGCAGGTCCAGGCGGTATATGCGCAGGGTTTGACCATTAAGGACTGCGCTTTCCATGCAATGCAGGGAGATGGCATCTATCTGGCGATAGCCCAGCACGGCGAGACCTCGTACTCCGGGCGGCATAATGACAATGTCCAGTTCCTCAACAACACCTTTGATGGCTACGACCATAACC